CATGAACATGGGCGCTGAGGACGAAGGAATGGGCTACGAGGACGAAGCAATGGACGATGAGATGGCCGACCTCTATGAGTCGCTCTCTGCCCTTCTTGAGAAAGAGGGTGATGACGAAGCGGAAGAGGAAGAAGACGAAGATGAAGACATGCCCGTCGAGCCTACGGGCGAAGACGAAGACGAAGACGAAGACGAAGAGACTGCTGACGACGCTGGCGGCGTGGATACGACCCCGGCAGACGGTGGCGATGTCGCTGCTGGAATCGCGCAGCTAGAGACAGAAATGGGCGAGCTCAAGGACATGCTGCAGCAGCTCATGTCAATGCAGGGTGGCGGTGCTTCCGCACCTGACGATATGCCTCCTGCACCTGCAGGCGGCGAGAAGCCTCCGGGAGCAGCAATGCCTCCCTCACCTTCTGAGCGTGTTTACAAGGTCGATGAGGCTGCACTGCTTCGTGAACTTCGCGCATTACGTGAAGGCGCGCAGGGTTTTAAGAAGCCTGCCAAGAAGATCAAGGGTGCTCTTCCTGAAGCGTCTGAAGAAGACGAGGGAATGGCAGACGACGAGATGTCTGACCTCTACGAGGAGATGGACGACCTCGACGGTGATCCCACTGACGAAGGTGTCAAGAGTGGCAAGATGCCATCTCACACCAAGGGTCATGGCGCAAAGATTTCTCCCCCGTTCGCTAATATGGCGGGATCAAAGGTCATGAAAGAAAATCGTGACCTCAAGGTTAGCTTAGTGAAGCACGCTGAGGCTGTTGACAGTCTCCGTGGGCAGCTCACTGAGATGAACCTGTTCAACGCGAAGCTTCTGTACGTGAATAGGCTCCTCCAGGATCGCGAACTTTCCGATGCACAACGTCGGAACATCATCGAGTCACTCGATCGCGCCCGGAGTCTACGTGAGGTGAAGCTGTTATACAAGGGTCTGTCTGAATCGATCGGTCGCAAGACCATGTCGAACAAGCGCCCTGAGTCGGTCAATGAATCGGTTGGCAGCAGGGCGGTCAGCCCGACCTCTCGTCCGCTTGCAACTTCAGGAGTTCGCCTGAATGAAGCAGTCGAAGTTCATCGCTGGGCAGTTCTTGCTGGTATCGGATCTAAGGCCTAAATCACCCACAATCAGTTAGGAGAATCAATCATGAGCAGGTCATTTTCACTTGAGCAGCTCTCAGAGGGCATCAAGCAACGTCATCTCGGAACCGTCAACAAGCGCCTCGTCGAGAAGTGGAACCGTACAGGTTTGCTTCGCGGCCTCGAAGGTCAACGCCGTGAAAACATGGCGTCGCTCCTCGAGAACCAGGCAGCCCAGCTCCTCCGGGAAGCTAACTCTATCGGCGCTGGTGGCGGTTCCGGTTCAGAGTCTGGTGACATCCGCGGTTTCACCAACATCGCCTTCCCCATCGTCCGTAGGGTTTTCGGCGGCCTCGTCGCCAACGAGCTCGTGTCGATCCAGCCGATGAGCCTCCCTGCCGGGTTGCTCTTCTACCTGGACTACACCTACGGTAACAGTGTCGGCGGTGACGGCGGCACTACTGCCTCCACCTACACGGCAGGCCAGTCAATCTACAACAGCCCCACTGGCAAGGGAATCCAGAGCGGATCTCTCGCCACCGGCGGTCAGTACGATCTGGTTGGTACTTCCTTCTCGAAGGTGCACACCACCTCGCAGGTTACCGTGCTCGCGCGCGGTGCTTTCGCTGGCACCTCGGTCATCACCGACAACAAGCTCGCCTTCGCGACGGGTTCTGACGGCAAGTTCTTGCAGTTCGATCCGCAGATCACCACCCTGATCGAAGACGACGCTGCGACGAACGGTGCTTTGGACGCGACAGGCCGCTTCCAGTTCCTGGTCCTCCAGGCATCGGATTTGGCCTCTCTTGACTCGACCAACGTCAAGTCGCTCTCCCTCTTCTCGACCCAGGCGGGCACGGCGAACTTCGGTCTCCGCGCTCTTCCGGACTCGATTCAGGGCGGAACCGGCATTCTTAACGTTCGTCGTCTCAGCCAGCTGGGAACCTTCAGCGGTGGCGTGTTCACCCCTGATCCCTTGGTCGACCCGAGCACAGCAACTGCAGCGATCCTCACCGTCGTCACAGGTGCCTACGGCATCGCTGCTAACACCTCTAAGGCTACCAACGCTATCACCGCGTCCTACCCCAAGGCGGACGTATTTAGCGCCAACAGCACTGACGGCTCAGCCCTGACTGTGCCGGTGTTCGAGTCTGACTTCGGTACGACTCCTTCACCGACCATTCCTGAAATCGACATCAAGATCGAGAGCATCGCGGTGACTGCCACCACGCGCAAGTTGCGCGCCAAGTGGTCGCCGGAACTCGCTCAGGACCTGAACGCTTACCACAGCCTCGACGCTGAGGTGGAGCTCACTCAGATCCTGTCCGAGCAGATCGCTCTCGAAATCGATCGCGAGATCCTGAATGACCTGCTCACTCAGGCGAAGGGTGCGAACTTCTTCTGGTCGCGCGCTCCTGGCAAGTTCGTTAACAAGACGTCTGGCCTCGAGTTCGTTCGCAACTCGTCCCTTACCCCGGGTCCTGCCTTCACCGGCACGGTTCGTGAATGGTACGAGACTCTCATCGAGACGATCATCGATGTGGCGAACGAGATCCATAGGAAGACACTGCGCGGCTCGGCGAACTTCATCGTCGTCGGACCCGACGTGGCAACGATCCTGGAAGCCTCGATCTTCTACAAGCCGTCATACAGCATTGATGGATCCGGCCAGGTCGGCTCTTCAATGTCCATCGGCGCTGACAAGGTCGGTACCCTGAGCAACCGCTTCACAGTCTACAAGGATCCGTACTTCCCCCGGAACAAGATCCTGGTCGGCTTCAAGGGCGGTAGCTACTTGGAAACCGGCTACGTCTACGCTCCGTACGTCCCCTTGATTGTCACGCCCACCATCTTCGCTCCCGAGGATTTCACCCCGCGCAAGGGTGTTATGACTCGCTACGGCAAGAAGATGGTTCGCGCCGACTTCTACGGTACGGTCACTTGCATGGACATGAACATCATCTAGTCGTGCGGTAGCCCAGCTCGCTGAGAGCTAAACGGCTGCAAATCAGAGTGGCGCCCCCTAAAAAGGGCGCCACTCTTATTTTTAGATCCTCACTTACACCACATCGCGACCTGACCAGTGTATAATCACCATACAAGCTGGTGATGACATGGTGTGCGGCATCTGCGGAGGTGAGTTCGAGACGGGAAAGCGTCTGTCAGACCACATCAAGAAGGCGCACAGCCTGCGCGGTGAGGAATACACGATCCAGTGCTGCTACAGCGGCGTTCGACCCACGTGCGTTTCGTGCGGTGCGATGACCAGATACACATCCTTCAGCTTTAAAGAGCACTGCATCGGCTGTAAGGATGTTGCAGCGGCGTCCGGGGGTAGGCGGGGAGGAAAGGCGCCTGCCTGGAATCGAGGAAAGACAAAGGAGACTGACGACAGGATCCAACAGCAAGCCGTTATGTTCAAGGGCGCAGGAAATCCCTTCTTTGGACTGCGGCACAGCCAGGCCTCAATTGAGAGGATCAGGGTGAGCAAGAGGATCACACCCCAACAGCTCTCAGAGAGGATCACTTCACGACCGGGCCTCACGACAGATATCGCCTATGGTGAGTACACCTCCCGTCAGCGCCAGTACCTGCCATTCAGGTGTGACGTCTGCGGCGTGACATCCCAGAAGACGTTGCAGGCATTCGAGAGAGGATCACTCTGCAGTAGGTGTCATCCTAACTCGTCCTCACAAGCTGAGCTGGAGATCGGCGACTTCATTCAGTCTCTCGGATTCGAGGTATCTAGGAACAACCGCAGGGTCATCTCTCCCAAGGAGATCGACGTCCTGGTGGAAGAAAGGAGCTTCGGACTTGAGTACGAGGGTCTGTTCTGGCACAGTGAGGCCGGAGGCAAGGCGCCCAGCGCGCACCTCCACAAGACAAGAGAATGCGAGAGGATGGGCATCGCTCTACTTCGTGTGTACGCCGACCAGTGGAGGACAAAGAGGCCTATCGTCGAGTCAATGGTGCGTCACAGGTTAGGACTCAGCAAGAACAGGATCCACGGGAGACAGTGCACCGTGGCTGAGGTGTCTGGGCAGACGGCAGCACACTTCATGGACAGGTCGCACATGTACGGCTCAACCGCTGCTGGAAAGGCATTTGGCCTCACATGCAATGGAGATCTAGTTGCAGTAATCACACTTCGAGTTCCACGACAGCGTCGGCACAGAGAACTAGGCCTCGTAGAGATAGCGAGGTTCGCCTCTGCGCCCAACACAGTCGTCCTGGGCGGCTTTCAGAAGCTGCTGCCGCATGCTGACGAGTGGGCGAGAGCACGTGAGTTCAGCGGAATGATCAGCTATGCTGACCTGGACACGGGAACAGGCGGTGTGTACCTCAAGGCGGGCTTTGATCTCATAGGAGAGACTGGTCCATCGTACTGGTACACCAACGGTGTCGACAGGCTTGATCGGTTCAAGTACCGAGCAAAGCAAGGAAGGTCAGAGCGAGAAGTTGCTGGTGAGTCGGGTGTCTATCGGATCTACGGTGCAGGAAGCAGGATCTTCACTCGTAATTTTTGAAGTTCATTGTGTATCAAATGTGCTCACCTACTCTAATAAAGATTGTACTATTAGGAAAATTGGCGGGTCACTCTTCACGGAGTGGCCCGCTTTTTCATGGAATGAAGTTGTACATCCCGTAATTAATATGGTATATTAATTACGGAGGTAAGAAATGGAAGCTGCAATCAAGTCTCAAATGTCGCCAGGTCGTCTTTATGTGTGTGAGCACGACATTAGGGTCAAAGGTCATCTCGCAGACGGAAGAGAGGCCTTCGCAACTCTCGTGCAGGGAACGCCTGTCATTGCACTCCACGGAAAATGTGGAGAGGAGGCCATCATGGCAGATGGCACGATAATTGCATTTACGTGGGGAACACCTGGTTGGCAGACTCTTTTTCTGGACGTGAGTGGCAGCCAAGAATCGAGTCTCTCTTAGCTGCAAGAGACACAAAGGCAGCGGAGTCTGGTAAAGGGCATAGATAGAGATTAAGCCCAGACTCTTATGCTGATATCCCCGGCAGTCTGGAAGCATGGGATCAAGTAAATCATGCCTAAGATCAAGTACACAGCAGAGAAGGGTCTCGTTCAGGAGACCGGTTCCGGCGTCGACTTCCAGACCGACAGCCTCTCATTCAATGCCATGCCTTTCTCACCGGTTCAGCCGATTGCGGCTGCTGCTACTGTGACCTCTCCTGGCGTCTATACGATCGCCGGTGGATCACCTACAGCCGTCGTCATGCCGCTCGCAGCGTCACACCCCGGTGCGACCTTCGTGTTTCGCAGCGCTTCAGCCCAGGCTCACTTCCTTACAGGATCAGCTGAGACTGTAGGCACTCCGGTGTTCGTTGGTCAGCAGGGCGCACTGCCCGCCGGCGTCGGAAGCAAGCTCACCTTCGCGGCCTCCTCTGGTACCTCCGTGGTGATCGTGTCGGACGGCAGCCGCTTCTGCATCACAGCAGGCTCAGGCTCAATCTCACTGTCCGAGTCACTCCCGGCGTAGTGCCGGTCTAGGAGAAGACCATGGGTTTTAGACCACTCAACGAGCAGGAACAGGCTCTCATCGCGGGCGCAGCCAAGAAGGCGGCTGAAGCCGCTGCGGCGAAGACTATGCCTAGTGTTGTTAGTCCTACTCCCGAGGTCACAAAAGATGAGGTCACTGATACAGTTGCAGCGGAAGAAACTTCTGTCGTAGCTCCCGTCAAGACCCCATTCAAGAAGAAGTCGACCTAGTCGATCTCTCTTCGAAGCCTGTAAGGCGGCCCTTCGTGGCCGCCTTACTTGTTTTTGAGATGTCAGGTCACAGAATATCTTGTCTCCCTCCTACCTAAGATGATATGCAACTTACTGAAAGCGAGCTGCGAGAGATCATAAGGCGCTGCCTCAAAGGCAGCATTGATCCTGATCGCCCTGCTGCAGACCAGCAGTTCTGCCTGTATTCGAAGAAGAAGAATCCGAAGACAGGACAGAGGCGTCTTCTCGGTAGACATAACAGTCTAGAAGACGCACTTGGGCAGGAGCGACTCATCCAAGCCATAAAGCACGGAAAATAATGTCCACTTTTACAACCACGCTTAATCCTACGCCTTTTGCCGCTTTTGATACTGATGCTGCGTTTCAGGCAGATGCTGACTCAATGGTCACGTTTGTCAAGCGTAAGCTCGGTGATGACATCCTCTCAGTAGAGCTAACAAAGAAGCAGATCTGGGCCTGCTTTGAGGAAGCTGCTCTAGAGTACAGCTCTATTATCAATCAATATCAGGCTAAGTCGCAAATTGGGACCTTCCTCGGAACTGCTACAGGCTCTATGTCTGGGTCAGAGGAGCGGTACCCGAGAGAGTCACTTGAGTTCCTCAACCGCTTTGCGGAACCCTATGCGACAGAGGCTGGCGTTGGAGGATCGTACAACTCGCTAAGTGGGTCAATTGCTCTCGAATCAGGAAGGCAGGACTACGACATCTACACTGAGCTGAAGGATAGCACAGATACGCTGATTATCAGCTCATCCATGAACCCAGATGGTCCTGGAAATGGAAAGATGAGGATCCTAGAGGTGCTTCATTTCAGCCCGCAGGCTGCTTATCGCTTCTTCGATACGTCATCTGCGGTCAACTATCTGAACAACGAATTCTCATTTGAGTCTTTCACGCCAGAGACGATCTTCTACGTTTTGCCTGTGTTTGAGGACATTCTGCGTGCTGGGATGCTCGACGTTTCCAATAGAGTTCGTAGGTCTAACTACTCCTATCAACTCATGGGCACCAAGCTCCGGATCTTTCCTACGCCCTCTGTTAACCTTCCTAAGAACCTCTTCCTCAGGGTGAGGTTTAGGATGGACCCGCTCAATCCGCCTCGTCCAGATCCAACCACGTATGGTGTGTCAAACCTCTCAAACATTCCGTTCGGTAATTTGACGTATAGCCGTGTCAACTCAATTGGTAGACAGTGGGTAAGACAGTACGGGCTGGCTCTTTCAACAGAACTTCTTGGAACGATCAGATCGAAGTTCTCGTCTGTGCCTATTCCTGATGCTGATCTAACCCTCAATGGTCCGGATCTTATTTCACGTGGCAGAGAAGACAAGAAAGAGCTCAGAGACAAGCTCAAAGAGATGCTTGAGACTTTGACCTATGACAAGATTGCAGAGACACAGGCATTGAAAGCAGAAAACATCATGAAACACCTTAAGACGATCCCCGTTCCCGGCGGGAAGATCATCACAATGGGCTAATAGATGTCACGTCTCTTCATTACAAATCGTGAGATCGACTTCGTGAGTGACATCACAAAGGAGATCATCAAGGATGTCATTGGCCAGAAGATCTTCTACTACAATATCTCTCTGATAAAGTCCAAGGTGCATGATCTGTATGCAGAGGCACCGGACAAGATTTTCGAGATGCCAATTGTCATTGACTGTCGAGTCAAGTGGATCTCACCTGAGATTCGAACAAACAACTTCGGCACTGAGGAGTACTACAAGCTCGAGGCATACGTCCAAGGTAGAGACATGATCCAAAGAGGAATCAAGCTTAGCATTGGTGACTTTTTCTCTTACGGCAGCGTGTTCTTTGAAGTTACCTCTCTTTTTAATATGAGAAACCTCTTCGGACAAGTTGAGCATATCGATGGCTGGAAGCTCATGGGGACTCAGTCACGCCAAAGCAATTTCGTGTCAAAGGTGTTTGGACCCACTTCAGAAGAACATACAGATGCTGATGCAATTCAGACTGACTTCAATCAGCAGCGTGGTTTTGCTCAGAATGATGAAGGTGGCACAGGAGACATGAGAGACCTTGTTAGAAGAGGGGTCCTTGATCCTCCTATCTCTGGTCCTGCGAAGGTCAAGAAAAACTCTGAGAGCTCTTCAGATGATACTTCCTTCTACGACGAGACTTAGCAATGTCAAAAAGCACAGGTCACAATGATGGATTTGTCAACGATCACAAGATCCCTACGGGACGTGAGGGCGACAATGTTCCTGATGACTTCTACATTCCTCCCGCAGGAATTGAGGATGCTGATCGTGCTGTCTACGACATGTTTGACTCTCAAATCCCGTTTCAGGTAGTCCAGCGAGGAAAGCAAGGGGCACTCACGCAACCCGCCAGAGGAGCAACTGAGGCTGTCGTTAAAGTTCCTGTGATCTTTGCCACGGGTGAGCGTTTTGCACATGTCAAAAAGCTTCTTCCGTTCAGAGATGACAACAACACGATTATCCTGCCTCTCATCTCTATCGGCAGAAAGAGTCTTGAGATCGGTACACCGCAGATCATGCCTGGCATAACGCATCGCGGCGTCAGCGATTTTGTGCTGACCAGAAAGCTCGCACGTGAGGATGCAGACTATCAGCGGTTGATCAACAAGCTCAGGTACAAGAATGCACCTGACATCGCATCACGCTCCAATTTCGCGTTGCAAGACGTAGCACCCGGTAGCCAATCATCTCCTGGCACAATTGCCTCAAGAAGAAATGGTGGCAACCTGTCATATGTTGATCCCGTAGATGATGACCCACTTCTCACACGAATTGGGGACAATATCTTTGAGATCATCACCATGCCCTACCCCGTGTTTTTCTCAACGTCGTACGAGGTCACATTCTGGTCGCAGTTCACACAGCATATGAATTCAATGATCGAGATTCTGGCGACTGCGAGAACAGGCATTGGTCAGGAGTACAAGATCAAGAGCAAGAAGGGCTACTTCTACATCGCAGAACTCGCGCCTGCAGTCTCTCTCAACAACAACACAGATAACTTTGCAGATGAGGAGAGAATCATCAAGTCCACATTCACGCTGAACGTGATGGGCTACATCATTGCAACCCAGCATCCAGGTCAGACCTCGCCATTCAGGCGGTTTCTATCAGCACCTACGATCGACTTTCAGACTATCCAAACCTCGGGCGAAGTTGAGGTTCCAGTCGACAATAGCGTCCCATCCGGTGATGAGTCTAAGTTTATGCTGAGTGATCTTAAAGAAATTGATGAGAGAGGAAGAGACATCATTGGACGAGGCGAAGAGACTGCTACTGTGCCAGACACGATAGCAGATCCATTTACAGGATCCCGTGTCAAAATCTTGCATCAAGTCCCACGAAGAGGTGAGACTGCCGCCTCAGGAAGGCTAGTTGTCGATCTAGAAAAGATCGGACGATGATACTTGCATTCCTTCTCAATACTTAGAAGGTCTACAAAACTGCGGGAGCGTTTTTAATGGCTGAGCAGACCTTTCTATCACCCGGATTCTTCGAAACCGAAATTGATCTCACACAGCGTGTCCAGCAAGTAACTGGAACTCCCGGTGGGATTGTCGGTACAGCTGAGAAGGGTCCTGCATTTGTTCCTGTGACTATCGGCTCTTTCACTGACTACCAGAATAAGTTCGGTGGTCTTGATGATGACAGGCCTTCCTCGTATGCTGCGTATGAGTTTCTGAAGAACAAGACTGCCCTCACGTTCGTCCGTGTCCTCGGCGCAGGAGGAAATGCCACACTCTCTGACATATCTGCGACCAACACGCAGGGCATCGTCAAGAATGCTGGGTTCAAGCTTACACCGACCCAGGTCACATATGCCAGTCTTGACCGGCGTCACATGGGTGCTATGCATTTTGTTGCGGCTAAGCATATTGTCTCCGCCAATGAGACGATCGGCTTCCCTGTATTCAGCGATAACTTGTCTTTCAATGTTGGAACCACGCCTGGATCCGACACGGCGACCATGATTCGCGCCATGATCTTCGTTCCCTCGGGAACAAGACTTCAAGTACTTGATCATGACCAGAACTACACGCCTGCGAATGCGCTGGATGATACAGCAGCAATTGGAACAGCTGACTTGACCAACGGTATGGCAGGCAAGTTCAAGCTTGTGATATCCTCCTCAGCACCAGGATTCGATACCGTGGCTGGCAAGACAGGCATTCGTATCTACAATGCCTCACTTGATCCAAGAAGCAGTGACTATATCTACAATATTCTGAACACAGATCCAAATGCCTTCCAGAAAGAGCAGCATCTATTGTATGCTCACTTTCCTGTTGAGAAGGAGCTCGCTGACGTCACTTCTACCGGGCAAGGTGTTGCCATCCTGTCTGGAAGCAGCAGGATCTCCTCTGATTCTGGAAATAATACGCAGACTTTCCTTAATGCTTTTGGAAGATTCGACTCAAGATATCGCGCTGCTCGCACTACAAGCTTTATCTCACAACCTTTCGGAAGTACCGAGCACGACCTCTTTCACTTCGAAGCACTTGACGACGGTAGCGTCGGAAATACTCAGGTTAAAGTCTCTATCGCGAACATTCGAAAGTCAGAGGATCCCAACAATCCTTATGGAACTTTCGATGTCTTAGTACGTCGTTTTAGCGACTCTGACTCAAATGTCCAAGTCCTTGAGCAATTCTCACAGTGTGATCTTGATCCTCAAAGCGACAAGTATGTGGGTCTCATCGTTGGCGACCGCAAAGTCTATTACAACTTTGATGCTGAGAATGAGAATGAACGCCGTTTCATAGTGTCTGGCAGATACGCCAACAAGTCAAACTTTGTTCGTGTCGTTCCGTCAAGCGGTGTGGTCAATAAGACAGTTCCTGCTGCCTCGCTTCCTTTTGGATTCCGCGGCATTCCTGTGATCAAGACGAATGACACACTAACTGACACAGCATCACCTATTGCTGGATTAGGCTCAGCTGGCGCTGCCGGTACTGAGAGACTTGGTGTCAATAAGAATGCTCCTTTGTCTGACCCCGATTTCCAGTATGCAATTCTGCCCCCGGTTCCTTTACGGTTTAAGGTCACGCGCGGATCAGTTTCAACTGCAGGAAATTACACAGGTGAGATTGGTGTCAATGAGACAGTTGATGCCAATCTCTTCTGGGGTGTGAAGTTTGAGATGACACCTGACTCGAATGTCGTGCCATCATCTGTCCTCGATTCCAATTCTAGCTCTGACAAGAATCTTCTTATCACTAGCTACTCTAGCTTTCTGGGAATCCAGAAACTTGACACACTTGTGACAGGATCGGGTGCTGACTCTTTCAGCAACAACAAGTTTACACTTGCGCGTGTCGCACTTATGAACGCGCCTGTAGGGACAAGCATTGCAAGTGCACTTACAGGCACTGCAGATGAGCATATGCTTGGTACTGCTTACATCAGAAATGGTGTTCCGGCAGCTGCTACCTACACAATTGAGGATCCACAAGCAGCAGGTTACAACAGAATCACCTTTGCTTCGATTCTTGCTCTAACAAGCTCTGTCTACTTCAACAGGTTCAGCAATTACGCTAAGTTCACCAACTTCCTCTACGGCGGATTTGATGGTGTTAACATCCTCGACAAGGACATGGCGTATTTGAATGATCGTTCGACATCTGCAGACGGGGG